CTGGAACAGACACAGCACTTGATACTCAATATACAGTAGGTGATCTTGTTAAACTTGTCGGAACTACTGAAGAACGTAAAGTTTCGTCAATTACAAATTCAACTGTAATGATCGTATCGACACCTTTTTCAAATGCTGCTGCAGCAAACACTCATTCACGAACATGGGAATATGCATCCGCATTTGATAGCGAGCCTGTTACTTCAGCTCATGCCAAACGAAACAGCGGAAACTATGATGAAGTTCATATTGCTGTCGTGGATGAAGATGGTGAAATTACTGGAGCAAATAATACAGTAGTTGAAACATATACTGGATCAGTTGCCGCTGGAGCCAAAGGTGAAGACGGTCAGAGTATTTACTACAAAGACTTAGTAAATAGAGGTTCACAATATCTCCGTTGGATGGATCATCACGCAAATGGTGATGCAGACACATTACTTGATAGTGGAACAACCGCTTGGGGTGGAGTCGCATCCGGAACATTTAATGCTAAAGGAATTATCGTTTCTGGAAGTCTGACTGGTGGAACAGCTGGAACTGCAGCAACCGCCGGAAATATTCAAGTAGCTATGGATGAATTCAAAAATGCAGAAGAAGTAGATGTTACTCTTCTGATGACCGCTGATGCAGATGCAGCAACCGCCATTCATGCAATTAATAATATTGCAGAATATCGTAAGGATTGTGTGGCATTTATTTCACCTACACAAGCAAATGTTGTCAATAATTCAGGAAGCGAAGTTGATGATATTGTATCATTCCGTAATTCAATGCCGAGTTCTTCATACGCAGTACTTGACTCTGGATGGAAATACATGTACGATAAGTACAATGATGTGTACAGATACATTCCATTGAATGGTGATACTGCAGGATGTTGTGCATTTACAGATCAATCCCGTGATCCTTTCTGGTCACCGGCTGGTATAGATCGTGGTAATATCCGAAATGCAATTAAACTTCCTTTTAATCCGAATAAAACACAAAGGGATAGTCTCTATAAAAATGGGATTAATCCAGTTGTTGGAATGCCGGGACAAGGAATTCTTCTTTTCGGAGATAAAACTCTATTAGCAAAACCAAGTGCATTTGATAGAATCAATGTACGGAGGTTGTTTATCCTTTTGGAAAAATCAATCGCTAATATGGCAAAATCCTTCTTGTTCGAATTCAACGATGCGTTTACTCGTTCAAGATTTACTGCTACCGTAGAACCTTTCATGAGAGATATTCAAGGAAGAGGTGGAGTTCAAGATTTTGCTGTGGTTTGTGACGATAGTAATAATACAGCGGAAGTTGTTGATCGTAACGAATTTCGTGGTGATATTTATATTAAACCTTCACGTTCAATTAACTTCATTCAACTACAATTCGTAGCAGTACGTTCTGGCGTTGAGTTTGCAGAAATTATTGGATAATATAATACTGTATAAATAGTAATATACATAAGGAATGGGGAAAGACGATGGCGCCGAAGGGTGCACTTGTAAAAAGAGCTTCCCCATTTACTTTTAACATAGTCATCGGCGCGGAAGCGTAAAGGAGAAATAATGGCATCATTTTCAATAGACAGTTTTACCTCAAAATTAAAAGCAGGTGGAGCATTAGCCAGTTTATTCGAAGCAGAACTAATAACTACCAAAGGAATTGAAGATTCATCCTCAGTTCAAGATTTCAAGTTTTTATGTAAAGCTACAACCTTACCAGGTGATACAATTGATGTAGCAACTGTTACATATATGGGAAGAGGTATAAACATCCCTAGTAATCGTGCAGCAGTTCAATGGACTACAACCGTTTATAATGATGAGGGAATGGAAATTAGAAACAACGTTGAAAGTTGGATGGAACAACTTAATTCTCATAAGTCAAATGTAAGAGCTGCAGCTATGACTCAGATTCAGAGTTATACTGGCACTTTAAAGGTTAAAACATTTGGAAAATCATCAAGTAGTCGAATAATGAAATCTTATGAATTCATGGATGCATGGCCTTCAGCAATTGGGG